AGTATGCGACCCAATGTCGTTTTACCCGAACCGAATGGCCCTGCGAATAGATAAGATTGTCTCCAACCTGCACCCTCAGTCACAATCCCTTTGAGAGTCTTCACAGCCCCTCTTTGTCCTAAGACATCGCTGTATTTCTTCGGTCTGTATTTCGTGTCTAAGCTCATTCTTCCTCACATAAGCAAGTGGTTGTCTGTCCACTTACTCATATAAGATTACATGAAGATTGACCACCGAACAGTTTCATTTAATGGATTCGCAAACGTCACCCTAAAGCCCTCTACTGTCTTGTTAGATACAACAGGTAGCTCTTTCTGAGTGTTGCCCTCAAACACCACCATGTACTCAGTTGTACTAAGGGGGCAAGGAAATGTAATATCCACAACAGCTTCAGCAACAAAATCCCTGCTTCCGATCACTTGATTCTTAGTCAAAGAAGAAGCGTTGTCTCCCAAGCAAGAAATGTATCGACCCTCTAGTGTAAGAGAAGAAGCAACCAAAGTTATTTCTGAGGACTGAGTGGCTGAAATATAGCTTTGAGAAATCATATTGGTCAGTTCGAGTTCAGGAAGTACGCTCACACCTAAAGCTACAAAACTGCTCGCACTAGAAATGTCGAGCTTCCCTGTCCCTGTGAAAGAACAATCTGAAAGCCTCACATCACCTTTTGAAGCCACAATAAACTCAGCATTCGCATGGTTACTTATGTCGAAGCTACAGCCCCTAAACACGAGTTCTTCTACTCCAACCGAAGTGTGTGAAATGACTGAGGGATTGCTGTTGCCTAAGAAACTCTTAATAACAAGACCAACCCCGTCTAAATAGATAGAAGCATCGCTAACAGAAATACAAGAAGTATCAGTCGCCTCTATAGACACATTTCCTCTTGCCAACATAACTACAGGCTTAGTGATTGTGAGGGCTTCAGAATAGACCCCCTCATAAATGACTACTAACCCCCCCTCTGAGGGCAAAGAATCTATAGCGTTTTGAATCGTGTTGTAATCAGAACCTACAAGAGACTTAGAAACAGAAGCAAAGCTATCAAGACCTCGCTCGGAAATAAGTTTACTTAGTGAGACTGCACCGATGTTCGGGTCATAGAAATTTAGAGTAGAAGCAACTCCTCTAGTAATGTGAGGAGAGTTGTCGGGAAAACCGAACTGAACTTTGTCTGCTTTTAATGGGTTCATATCGCCCTCTTTTCTTAATCATAACTTGCTGAAAGAGGATTGATATAAACGATGTACTAGGACTGCCTTTTTTTCAATGCCCTCTGCACACCTTTATAGCAAGAGATACGATCAGAATATCCTGCAATCTTTGCTATTTCTTCGTAGGTCATGTCAGTCGTCTCTCGAAGATTTAAAGCAAACAGACCTCTATTGTTTTTTATGAACGGATTAGGAAGACCCCTGTCTTCACAGAACAGCCTTATTCTGAGATACACTTTATCTTTGTGTAAACTCATAAGCTTGGAGATGTCCTTCACGCTCATTCCATTCTGAAATAGAGCGTGAAGGTACTCCCCATTTCTTCTTCTGCGAGGAAGTGGGTAGGGTGAAGCTGTTATCCGAGCATACTTAACAGTGTAGTATTTCGCTTGGACTTTCGTTACCCCTAATGCTCTACCTATTTCTCTGTACGACATACCTTGAGAATATAGGTTATAAGCCTCAAATGAGAGGGTGTCTATCACCCCTCCCAAATCTGATCCCACCAACAAGCACAGTCCCATTTCTTTTGGGTAATGTGGTGGTGTCCAATCACGCCTGTAAACTCACCTGTAAGGTAGTCTTTGTCTACGACACCATGATAGAAGTCACCATCATAAGATTGACCATTCGCACCTCTAGGGCATTGATAAGGAATGTTGAGAACAACACACAGAGACTTGATTGCTTCTTTCACAGCAAGAGCAACTCTAGGGTCAAGGGTTAAGACTTGCTTGTCCCCACGACCTGTATCGTTGTCCACCACAGAGATGTTGTAGCCTTTCTTTGTGTAATGATCTTTCCATTTCAAAGACGGTTGCTGACAGATGTCGATACCAACTGAATAAGAGTTAGCCCAACCACCATGCCATGACTTATGATTGAGGTCGAGGTACTGATAAATAGTAGGCTCTCCATCGGGGCTTAGTCCGATACCTGCGTGTGAGCTGACTTTACGGTCAGGACTTGAGAAGATTCGGTGACAATGAGTTGGGTCTAACCCACCCCAATGCACAACGATTATCGTTGGTCTACGACCACCACGACTTGAGAAATGACCGAACCTGTGAAGATCAAGACCACCTCGCTGATCGAAGTTTACAGTCTGAACTGCTGAGTCAATGTCTACATTAATGCGTCTGTCATTGACTGTCCAAAAAGGTAGCGTGTCATCAACGAAGTCAAACTTTTTAAGAAGAGCCGACCAAGTTCCTCTACCTAGCTTACCATCAACATGAGAGCCTGCACCAAAAGAGTCCTCTTGAAATGCCTCAACAGCAAGAGCAAAGTCATTACTGTCGTATGGTTTGGTAAGATTCGGATATGTATCTATAGCGTTTTGTGGGATATTACCCCCCCAACCAACACTTGAACAAGCCTTTGCATTATAGGCACAGGCACTTTTTCTTGACTGAGTTATGGTACTCGACATCTCTTAAAACCTTTCTGAGAGGATATGAATGAGTTTCCGACAAATGATACCCGATATAGAAGAAATATCAGCATTATTAGTATTATCCCACGCTTCTAGTGGCAAAAGTATAGCGATCACTAGAAATAATCAGCATTTTTCTAACTTATCTGCGAAGTCTACTCTAAATGAGTGGACTCCACGACACAAATTAGTCCAAACAGCTCTCCTAGACGTAGTGGGTAGTGGTGACGGTGGGAAACTCGGTGCGTTTATCACCATTTCCCTTATACGGTCTTTAGCAAAGCATAAACATGGGGGACACCCCGACTTAACAAAAGAAGTCTTATCTCATTTAGACCAAGTAGTAGACCTCATTTCTAGTAGAGCTGAGCAATCCGAAAAGCACCACTTAGTTTCTGTGGGCGAAGGTTTAGAATTTGCAGACCAACTCGCAGACGCTGTGTTTCTAGGAGGTGCTGAAACACACATTTCCTTAGAGCGTTATGAGGGTACAGGCTGTGAAGTAGTTGAGTCGGAAAGTTTACTCACCAAAGCCCGACCTCTACATATTTCTGAACAAGTTTCTTTGAAAGGGGCGATGGTAGCACTCTTACCTATTCGGGCTTCTAGCTTTAATGATGTAGCACAACCACTTGAACTCATGGGTACATTTCCTAATCGACCACTCGTGGTTATCGCACCTATGATGAGAGGTGAAGCCCTAGCGACAATTAAGAGAAATAGAGATGAGGGGATTGTAGAAGCCTATGGTATCGAAGCTCCTTTAGTCACTTGGGGGAAAGGTTGGCTTGAAGATATAGGTGCTTTCACAGGGGGTACTTTATATGACCCTCTTTTCTACTCAGAGTTTGAGCCACATATGTTTGGGTCAGCTAGAGAGATCACCCTCAAAAATAATGAGATGATTATCGACCCTTATGAAGACCATGCCGAAGTGACTGCTGAACGCATCTCACAACTCTTACATGAAGCTAACAACTCGCCTCACTCACACACCCAAGACCTATGGAGAAAAAGAGCCGCTTCGTTAGGTGGAACTCTCATCAGAGTTAAAGTTGGAGGTACGACAGAAGCTGAAGCCCGACTCCATAGAAACAAAGCTGAAAAAGCCATGCTTTCTATGGGTATGATGTTGAGGAGTGGTCATGTGAAAGGGGCTATCCCTACCCTCTCAGAAATACAAGGCATACACCCGATTATAGATAGAGCGTTAGTAGCTCCTCTTAGGGTCGTTGCGATTAACAAGAATCTTAACACACTCGATCAAGCAAAAAGCTGTTCCCCATTACTCTATGAACCATTCCCTCTCGAAAGGCTCATTTCTCTAGTAAGGTCAAGCTTCTCAGTCGCTACGATGATCTGTAGTGTAGCAAGGATAATTAATAAGAAATGAGCAAGAGGCAAATTCAATATGAGGTAATACCTCGACCTAGAAAACTTTCGTTTTACGAATGGGCGTTTCTTCAGGGAGAAACGGCTAAAGACGCTTTCCTGAAAGGTAAAGAAACGCACCCTTTTCTTAGAGATGCGAAGAGGTATCACATAGCGATTTCTAACCGAGATAAAAACAGGACAGAAGAAGAAGCGATAGAGATCATGCAAAAGATTAAGGTGGTTGACCTACCTAAGAGCTATGTCTCTATAATCGTCTTAGGTCCGAACAAGTTCTTATTCTTCACTACGTTCGTAAACCCTTATAGAGCTATACTCCATGAAGTTATTTCTGAGTATCAAAAACTCAACGAAATCCCTGCACCTCTACTTGAGAGAGCAATCAGTCTCTTGCAAGGTGGTCTGTGATGATAGAAATAAAAATAGGTGACTGTGCCGAGCGTCTTAAAGACTTAGAGGATAACTCAGTTGACTCTATCATTTCTGACCCACCTTACGGACTGAAGTTTATGTCCAAAGGTTGGGACGATATAGGTGAGGGTAGTCAACAAAGAGAGTGGCACAGGAAATGGTTAGCCGAAGCTCACAGAGTCTTAAAACCTAACGGAGTGATTAAAGCGTTCTCAGGGTCTAGGACATACCACCACCTGATCGCCATGATGGAAGAAATAGGCTTCTCAGACTTGAGGGTAGAAGCATGGACTTATGGTTCGGGTTTCCCTAAGTCGTTGAACGTAAGTAAAGCGATAGACAAGAGTTTAGGTGCTGAAAGAATAGTCGTAGGTACTCAAAAAGTGACAGGCACAGCTCGTAAGATTAAAGGCACAAATGCTCATGGAGGGAAGATGGCAGGAGTTGACCAAGAATACGAAGAAACAAGTTTGGAAATAACAGTCTCATCAAGCAAAGAGGGTAAGCAATGGGAAGGTTGGGGTACGGCTCTGAAGCCGAGCTGGGAGCCTATCTGTATTGGAGTTAAGAAATGATTGAAATAAAGATTGGAGATTGTACTGAAAGGTTAAAAGACCTAGAGGATAACTCAGTTGACTCTATTATTTCTGACCCTCCCTATGGACTGAAGTTTATGTCTAAAGGTTGGGACGATATAGGTGAGGGTAGTCAGCAAAGAGAGTGGCACAGGAAATGGTTAGCAGAGTCATATCGAGTTCTTAAACCTAATGGTGTTCTCAAGGCTTTCTCAGGGTCTAGGACATTTCATCACCTGATAGCTATGATGGAAGAAATAGGTTTCTCAGACTTGAGGGTAGAAGCATGGACTTATAGTTCGGGTTTCCCTAAATCCCACAACCTCGCCAAGCAGTTTGAAAGGAAAGCAGGTGTAGAGGGCGAAATAGTCGGTTATTCTAAAGGAGTTTCCGTTGAGGACTCTCAAGGGTATGGTGGGATTGGTCGTGGTGCTGTGGGTATTGTCCAAAAAGCCGTAGACCTACCTGTCAGAGCTTTAGTTACAGAAGAAGCTAAAACATGGGAGGGTTGGGGTACGGCTCTTAAACCTTCCTGGGAGCCTATCTGTATAGGAGTTAAGAAATGATTATTACATTACTGAGAAAACCCCTAGAGGGAAGCGTAGCCGAAAATACCCTTAAACATGGGTGTGGAGCGATCAACATAGACGCTACTAGGGTGGGTACAGAAGCTCGCTCTTATAAGGGAGCGGGTAAGACGGACAAGGTTTACTCTGAGAGTCGAGCAGGTATGTCTGACGGTAGAGGGAAAGAAATGGAGTTTAACGTAGAGGGTAGGTGGCCTGCTAACTTTATTCTTACTCACCTTGAGGGCTGTACTTCTCAAGATGTGGATTGGGCTTGTGTAGAGGGTTGTCCTGTCACCGAGCTAAATCAGCAAAGTGGTCATCTTAAAAGCACGACAAGAAATCCCACAGGAAATCCGATATATCCTACCTCAAATACATCAGTCACATGGAACGCAAACAATGTGATGGACACGACACAACGAGGGTTCAATGATGAGGGAGGAGCTTCTAGGTTCTTCAAGCAGTTTAAGAAAGGAAATAACTAATGGAAGAAATGATCGAATACTTCAAAACAATGATTACACCACCCGTAGAAGACGCTTGTGTCATCGTAGGGAAACCCTCAGAAATAGATTACGAAAAGTACCGTACCATCGAGGGTGCAAGTATAGTCCCCCTCTACGATCCTGTCGCTCATGGGATTATTCTGTTAGATGAGCCAACAGAAGAAGAAGCTCAAAAACTCATGGCTATTCTAAAACCTGGCGGTCATATCGTACTTATCCCCAAAGACATAGGGTACAAAGGTGTGATCGCTCTTGAAGATCAAGGTTTTGAAGTGAGAGACGCTATCTTTGTAGGAGAAAACTCTGATGATTTCTATTACACATCTAAAGCGAGTCGATCTGAGAGAGAAGCAGGCTTGAGGTCTGAAGATGATAGCCGAGCTAATGTTCACCCAACTGTTAAGCCTATCGACATTATGGAGTGGTGTGCTAGAGACATAGCCCCTAACTCTAAAGTCGTAGACCCATTTCTTGGGAGTGGAACTACGGGTATTGCTATGAGCCGTCTAGGACATGATTTTGTAGGTATAGAGCTGAACCCCGAATATGCAAAGATATGTGAGGGTAGGATTAGGCATTGGATGCCTATTGGCTCAGAAATAGTATCAGAAGCTGAAGTCGGTAAAGCCGAAGCTCAAGAGGGAGACACTATTTCCATCTTCGACTTGTTTTGACTTAAAGTCCTGTCTTTGTTTTGAGTTCCCAAGGACCCCAATGTCCATGTGTTGAGATCATTTCTGAGAACTCAAGATGGTCGTAAACATGGGTGTTATTGAAGCGATCTATTTGACCTAGAGCGTAGTAGACTCGCTTGTCGATTTTGATGTTTCTACCATTAGAAAAGTCGAGTACCTCACCCCCGTCTTCACACCAACAATGTCCATAGGAAATGCCTTGCAGTTCCCCTTGACCCATGACCTCACCATGAACAAGTCTGAGGTTAGGATTTCGGTACGCATTATCCATGAAGTATTTCCCATTAGCTTCATAACAGTCGCCAAAGTCAGAGGCTAGTTTCTTCATTTCTGAAGGTCTTACTCGTACTTTCTTCTTGGGAAGCTCATCAAAGATTTCTAAGCCTTCCAGGTATCTGCTTGCTATTACTTCTGAGAGCTTCATTTCCAATTATCCCTTAGTAAAGAGGTAGCAAAAGCATATTCGCTCTGCGATCACCAAAGCCAAACCATGATTTGAGCTTACTCACACCTGTATTGAAAGTGTCAGCAATCCCTCTGCCAATTCCTTTAAGCCCTGACCAAAGCAGACTTGGAAGATCACCGAGCTTAACTCCTGCCCTCATAAGAAATGGAAGCAAGTGCTTGTAGAAGAAATTGGTAAGAGCAGTCGCACTCCAACCTAAGAGTTTGATTGCAAGGTATGCGGCGATCACAATCCCAAGAACTTTTGCTCCTGCTACACTAACTAAAGCTATCAGAGTTTTACCACCAAAAGCGGCACTCCAAAGACCAAGACCACCACCGATAAGAGCGTACAAGAAAAACTGTGCAAGGTTGTGCTTATCTATGTATTTTCTTGCTTCTTCTAAGTCTGCTTGCCCTTGACTCCACCATTCATAGAAGCCTAGAGGGTCACGATCATCATAGTTATCAACCATTTCCTGAATCAAGTCCATCTTGCTCTTAAAAGAACGCTCTCTGTCCACTTTTTCTTTCATTTCTCTGATGAGAGGGTTGTTCTTGTCGATGAGTTGGTCCATATTATTGTAAAGGTAGAGAATGTCTTCAGGCGATCTGATACCTAAACTCTTAATAACTTTAGAGAAGTTTTTCGGTATGAGGTCTTCGGTGTTCTCAAGCCCCTGAGCGAAGCCCTCAAAAGCTGTGTTGATTGTTTCCTGTTCAACAGCCTTAGCGTTATTGCTTGTTTTAATGTAAGCAATCCGACCAATTTGTTTGGCAAGACGATCTGTGCTCGCTCTCTTGGAAATGCGAGCTTCAAGGTTTCTGATTTCAAGGTGTGATAGTTTTCTCATAAGATTAGTCTCCTTTGTCGTATATACTTACGAGTAGGTCATAAAGAAAAAAAAAGGAGGGTACATGATACTAGGTTTAGACCCCTCACTCAGAAACTTTGGGTGGGTTCTCATGGAAGATGACGGTCATTTCTTAGACAAAGGAATGATGTCTACGAAAGCCGACATGATGTTCGTCAATCGCTACATATTTCTTCGAGAGGGCTTGAGGGAAATAGTACAAACAATCAGATCAAACTACCCTGATAAGAGCCTAAGAGTTGGGATAGAGAGCCCCATCTTTAACGACCTTTATTCAGAGGGTATGTACGGCTTATTTCTATATTCTAACGAAGCTCTGATGCTTGAGAAATGTGATACTGTTTACCTCACACCGAACCAAGTGAAAGCTCATGCGTCTTTATTTCTTAATCGCCCGAAAGGTTGGAAGATGCAGAAAGGCGACATGGTAGACGCTGTAAAGCAAGCGACAGAAGGGCAAGGTGCGAAGCGTTGGAATCACCACCAAGCAGACGCTTATTGGGTTGGTCGTACAGCAGGTCGGTTTTGGCAACTCGTTGAGGGGGAACTAGAAATAAGTGACCTCTCAGAGTTGGAAAAAAAGCACTTCACCGACTACGAAAAATATGTGCGTGGAAAGAAAGCAGGCAAGGTAAAGCGTAAGGGTATAACCCATAAAGAGAATGACAGATACTTTAGGTGGTCAGAAGAAAATTAAGATACAAAGACACATATCCTCCTATATAAAGAGGTGTCCTTAACTCATGCCTCGAAAGGAAATATTCATGGCAAAAGCAAAAGCGAAAGCGTCAGCTACTAAGAAACCAAAAACCGATCTCATGGCTGCGGCGAAGGCAGTCGCAGGAGCATTAAAAGAAGATCACGTTGTCTCTCTCGACCCCAACAGTCTTAAAGAGAGTCGCCCTCACATTTCTACAGGCTCTGTTGCTCTTGACTATCTCATTGGAGGTAAAGAGAATGAGCATGGGGTACGCCCCTGTCCGGGTATTCCGAAAGGAAATATCACCAACCTTTACGGTCTTGCAGGTGCAGGAAAGACTACGATTGCTCTCCAAACTGCGGCTCAGATTTGTGCCGAAGGTGGCACTTGTGTTTACATTGATTGGGAGCATGAGGTCGATCACCGATATGCTTCACTCTTAGGTGTTCCTGTTTCAGACCCTACAAAGTTCATGCTCATTCAGCCCGATACTCTTGAAGCAGGTTTACGCTACCTCTTTACTATGGCTGATGCAGGTGTTGACCTTATCGTGATCGACAGCGTGGGTGCCGCAGTTCCGAAAGCAATCTTTGACAAGCAAGATGACGGTCCTGCTCCTGTTGGTCTTAATGCTCGTTTGTGGAGTCAATATCTCCCTAAGATCAAGAGCAAGATCAAGTCAACAGAGACAGCCATTATCGGTATTTCTCAGCTTCGTGAGTCTATCGGTGGTGGTGGACCCTCTTTCGCAGGTCCTAAGAAAATCCCACAGGGAGGTAAGGCTTGGTCGTTCTTCTCTACGCTTCAGATTATGCTTCGTGTAGTGGGTAAGGAAAAGGGTAAAGAATGGGACGGTATGCAGGGTAAGGCAGTTGACACCGTTCTTGGTACTCAAGTGCGAGCCAAGCTCGATAAGTGCAAAGTCTCAGATTCAGCCCACAAAGAGGTCGATTTCTATCTCATGTCGGGTGAGGGTGTCGATAATGTTCGTACTATCCTTGAGCTTGGTATCAAGACAGGTGTTGTTAAGAAAGGGGGTGCTTGGTACTCATGGCAGAGTGGTGAAGGAGAGGTTCGTGGTCAAGGCTTGAACAACTTCAAAGAGTCTTTAACTGATGAACATATCGCAAGCATCTTCGCACAGGTTAAGCCCTACCTCGCTGACCCTAAGAATAGTTCTAGTAATGATGAAGCTCCAAGCCTTGAAGAACTTGCTAATATGTCAGAGGAGTCTGATGAGGATTTCCTAGCGAGTCTTGAGGACTTGTAATGAGGTACATTCTTCCTGTTCTCTTATTTCTGATCTTAGGGGGTATGTTTCACTTGCCTCAAGAAGACCCAAGCAAGATCAAGATTATTGTCTGTAAAGACGAGGTTAAACGACTCTTTTTCGCAGGTGAGGAGTACCATTTCCTCAAGTACCAAGAGATGTTTGACAGAGATCAATGTAATACAAGAATCATAGCCTATAGCAAGTGGGAAAAGACACTCAAGGTTTTCCAAAAACGGGCTACTAAACCTCTATAAAATCTTATATGTTCTCTTATGCGAAAGGAGAACATATGAAGCTAAAAGTAGACAACTTTCAGTCTATTAAGAGTGCTGAGATAGAGGTCAAAGGACTGACCGTTATCACAGGCGAGAATAGCATTGGTAAATCAGCCCTAGCGAGAGCATTTAATGGGGTTTTCACTAACTTGAGGGGTGATGCTCATGTCCGTAATGGAGAGAGCCATTCCTCAGTTTTAGTGACGTTTGATGACGGCAATGAAGTGCTTTGGGAAAAGGGCAAGAAAGTAAATCGCTACGTTGTCAATGGGAAAGAAATAAGCAAGGTAGGAAGTGGCGTTCCTGATGAAGTAAAAGACTTAGGCATAAAGTCCGTCACAATAGACGGAAAGGAAGTCTACCCTCAGATAGCCAAGCAGTTTCAGAATATATTTCTGATCGACCTACCCCCAAGTGCTTTGTCCTCTGCCCTTTCAGACGTGGAAATGATACAGCAACTTGAGACAGCCTCGGCTAAAGCTCGATCAGAAATAAGAGACATTAAGTCTCGTATGAAAGTAAAGCGTGAGGACTTAGAGACTGCGAAAAATAACCTCGCTCTCTATGAAGACTTAGACATGAATGTCCTCTCAGACTTTGAGCAAGCAGAACAAAGTCAGATAGAAGCTGAAGGCAAAGTCACTAAGGCTGAAAGCCTCGCTCTAAAGAAAGACAAGATCAGTAAGCTAATCGAAATAATGGCAGAAGCCAAAGACGTAGAAACCCCTTCTTTCGACCTCTCAGAATACGATCAGATCAGCGAGCTTGAAAACCTCTTAAAGCGTAGGAATCAAGTAGTCAATCAGATCGAAGCATTAGAGGAAATAGAGACTAGCCCGATAAATGTATCTGCCCCCACCCTACCTGAAGTAGATGAGCTTCAAAGATTACTCGACAGAAGAAATAAGATTGGAAGTGCGATTAAAGAACTCATGCCCCTCTTGACGATGAAGAAAATCGTAGCTCCGACAGACGATTCTGAGATCATTGCTATGCTAGAGCGAAAGCAGAAGCTAGAACTCGGTATCCAACTCGCAGGTAGAGAAATAGATAAACTCTCTGTCGAAGTAGAAGAAGTCCAAAAAGAAATAAGAAAAGGTGTTTGTCCTATATGTCTAAGGGAAGGAGGTGATTCATGCCACGATTAATATGGAGAACCGATGTCCATATGGGAGATCGAACCCCTAGAAGACGCACAGGAAATTGGACAGAAGACGTAGCCAATAAGTTAAGATGGATAGGTCAGAAAGCGAAAGAAATAGACGCTGATATAGTCATAGACGGAGGAGACTACTTTGATGTGAAGTCGCCCGTCAAAAACTCACATGGGCTTGTTCGACTGTCATGTGAAATACACTCAGAATACCCTTGCCCAACTTACGCTCTAGTGGGCAATCACGATGTGAAATACGGCAACATTGACTACCTACCCGAACAGCCTCTTGGGGTTATGTTTTCTTCGGGAGTCTTTAAACAGTTTGGTGATGACGAGGAAATAATCTTAGAAGGTGAAGGAGTAAAGGTTAGGGTCGTTGGAGTCCCCTATCATGGAGTGGAATACGACTTTGATCGGCTCGCAAACATTTCTAAGAAAGACGAGGACTACTTGATTGTCGCTTGTCACCTGCTCGCTAGGAAAGGCAAGACAGGTTCGATGTTTGAGGGCGAGGATATTGTCGGCTACGATTTCCTCAATAAGAATACAGAGGTAAACGCTTGGATGTTTGGGCATTGGCATAAAGACCAAGGCATTTCCAAGCTCAGAAATGGTGCTGTAGTAGTGAACGTAGGCTCTCTGACTAGAGGGTCTTTGCACCTAGATGACTTAGATCGAAAACCCTGTATTGTAGAAATAGAAGCCACGAAGCAAGGGCTTAACTTCAAGCGTCACAACGTGCCTGTCCGACCTGCTTCTGTCGCCTTTAAGATTGAACAAGCAGTGCGAGAAAATGAAGATGTAGATCGCATGGAAGAAATAGTCGAGAAGATGAAGTCTGTAGTGACTGAGGGTTGGGCAGGCAAGTCTCTCATAGATAAGGTGCGAGAAATGAAGATCGCCAATGAAGTTAAAGAACAAACAATTTTATACTTAGAAAGCGTAGGTAAGTAGTCTGATATATATGTCTTGCTTCGGTATTATAGGAGGAACTTTATGAAGCAGGATAACGAAGATATGAAATACATTTATTGGTCGCATATTAAGATGATGCGTGAGTGTCCACAACGCTACTTGTGGAGTAAAGGACACCCCGACCATGACTTAGGTAATGGGATAGGTAAAAAGAAGCCCTTACCCCCCGAAAACCAACGTGAATCTGAACATCATCTGCTCATGGGTTCGGTGCTGTCGAAGGTAGTAGAGGACTTCTATAACCATGAGTTTTGGAGAGAGCCTAAGACTTTACAAGAAAAAGTCGCAGACCTAGCCCGTAAAGAGTTTATACTCCAAGAACAGCAATACTATTGCCTTTGGAACTACATGACTCGTGATGAAGCGATAGACGTTTGTGTTAATGGTGCTGTCAATTTCCTTCACATAATGAAGGAGAACCGACTGCTTGGAGTTTGGAACAAGTCTGAGCTTAAAATGACACCTGCTGTGAACAAGTATTTCTCAGCTTCAGGTATTGCTGACTTAGTGTATAGAGACAAAGAGAATCGTATCCATATTCTTGACGGAAAGAACGCTAGTACGCCGGGGAAATATGAAGATGAAGATCAGCTTAGATGGTACGCACTCTGTTTCAGATTACAATACGGAGTGATGCCCCACCGATTAGGGTTCTTCTATTTCCGATACCCATCTGACAAGTTGCCTGATATGAAGCACGTCCCTGAAAAGTATCAGAAGAAATGGACAGGCTTCATGGAAGTCGATTTCAATATGTCAGATATTAAGAGATTAGCGGCAGAGGGTGTCGAAACCTCTAAAGCTATTCAGCGTGGGGTCTTTGAAGCGAACCCTATACCAAAGCATTGTCGTACTTGCCCTTACGAGTCTGTTTGCGAAGAACGACAAGCACAGAAAGCTCGGAACTCAGCAAAGCGTGGTCTAAGTAAGACTAATACGCCCGACCCAACTGAAAGTGGAGATGGTTTTATAGACCTTTCTTTTGGCTCTAAAAGTTGAAGACTTCTGATATACAAAGAAGTCACTCTTATAACTTGAAGGAGTTAAAATGTCCGATGAAATAAAAGCTCTTGTTGAAAGACGAGATGCGATTGAGTCAAGAAAGTCCAAGCTGACAGGTAAGCTAGAGGTGGCTAAAACCTCTCTCCAAGAAATAGATACTAAGTTGAAGGAACTCGGTATCAAACCTGCAAATCTTGAGCAAGAAATAGAGCGTCTTCGTTCTGAAAGAGACGCAAAAATCCAAGCTTTTAAATCGGCTGTTGAAGAAGCCGAAAACGTATTGTCCACCATTGAGAATAGGATTGCTAATCTATGAGTAATACCCCCGTCCTTAATATTGCTACTAACGACCTAAAGTCAGCTATCGCAACTGCAAGTCTGACTCTTGCCAATGCCCCTGACATCACATCACATTTCCTTTTTGAAATGGTTGGTGAGGAGCTGTTTGTCTCTGCTTGCAACCCTCCTCGGATTTACTCATCTATCCCACTCCAAGGATATAAGATCGAGTACCCCGAAACAGAAGAAGAAACCTCTGAGTCTGAGGAAGAAGATTCTCACGATTTCCCCTCTTTTACGGTTGAGGGTAAGCGTCTGATGAAAGCGATTGGTGCTGTAAACGGACTTCTTAAAATCTCAGTCGATAATGGAAATGTGACTATCCTTACAGACAAGGGTACTCTTGAGCTATCTAGCCTTGACCCAAGCGTATTTCCTCCTTGGAGAGATATGTACTCAAAGGCTCAGAGTACAAGCACCACTATCCCTGCTACAGTCCTCCATGATGCCCTCGCTATCAGCAAGCCTTTCATGTCTACTGACGAAGCCCGTAGACCCGAACTCGCACAGATTTATATCACAGACGGCATCGCTTTCGCTTGTGACGGCTTTGGTCTTTCTATGGCAAAGTCTGAGAGCTTTAATAACTTAGACATGAAGTTTCATCACAATGATGTGGCAAGCATTACTAAGTTCGTAAAGAAGTACGAGAACTCCTCCATAGAGATTCTCACCTCTGCTAAGGCTTCATTTCTGAAAGCAGAAGATGGGGCAATCATGGGCATGATGGCAGTCCCTTTCGATATGCCTAAAGCGATCACCTCCAAGTACATTGATGCTTTCGATTGGACTCCAAGACGTGTATGGCGTATTCAGAAAGATGAGTTTAACAACGCTCTAAACTTCCTCGCTTCGGGTGCTGACGAGAGCGACTTCAAAGTGACTCTTATTGATGCAGAAGCAGAGACTCTTTCTCCACCTCGCTTGGAGATGAATGCAGTTAATGGGAAGGGTGTCATTTCCTACTCGATTGACAACGTAGGGACTGAAGCTCAGATTAGTGATGACTTAGACCTCAACACTATTGAAGATTTGGGCGAACGCTTGTATGCTTCTCGTGCCTTGCAAGATAAGCAAGGCACTACTGAGGGTGAAGATATTGACTCATTCTCTTTCAACATTAACTACATGAAACGAAGCCTTGATGTGACCTCAAACACTCTTACTTTCGGTTGTAATCGTGAGGGAGAAAAGCGTGGTTATATGCTCTTTAAGCAAGCCACAGCGAGTGGTGTTGAGATCGTTTCTATACTAGGCTGGATGATATAATGAATGACATCAAGGAACGCTTTCTAAAACTTAAAGCTCTCAAGGAGTTTGAGCAAAAAAGAGTCAATGATCTTGACACAGAAATAGCGTTTCTTGAGTGTGATTTAGACGTTAAACAGCAGGCTCAAGGGGTCTTAGACCTTCTCGCTGAAAAAGAAGTTAAAGAGGGAGTTAAGACCTATATTTCTTTGCTTGATGAAGGTTTGAAAGCGATCTTCCCCGAACAGAACATCAGCCAAGAAGCTGAGATCACAAAGGTTAGGGGTAAGGTCGCTGTTAGACTTAAAACAGTAGTAAACGGGAAAGACGGACTTGTCGTAGAGGGTGAGGGTCTTGACACCTTTGGAGGTGCTGTAAGCACCGTACAAAGTCTACTACTCAGAGTTTCTCTATTACTCAAAAGAGAACTCAGACCTGTCCTTGTCCTTGATGAGACATTTCCTGCTGTAGACGAAAATCGAGTCGATCTCCTAGTCAATTTTCTTAAAGCTCTATGCAAGAAAACTGACATGAAGATTCTTTGCATTTCCCATAACGCTTCTATTGCTGATAGTGCTGACCTGTCTTATCGAGTCAAAGCTACTACGCAAGGAGCGAAGTTTACCAAGATTTGAGCTTATGGATATGAAGTCTGAAGGAAAGATTAAACATAAACTAAAACAGGTAAAGTATCGGATTACTCAAAAAGAAGTGAGACGTAATACCTCTAAAAAACCATGCAACTGCAAACATAGTGGTGTGGTTAGAGGAAATGCTTCTGAACCCCTATTTCATGTGTGTCTTATGGATTCAGATAAACCTGATGAATGGGAAGGCATGATCTGTGACGGCTCTGTACCCAACACTTGCCCTTTCTTCAAGCCCCGTAAGTCTAAAGAAGAAATAGAAGCCGAAGTTGAACAGATACTTAATAGTGGTGACATGGGTATGATAGCTTCAAAGTTCCCCGACATAGCGGCTCTACTATGGGTTCTAGCAGGGGTCGAACCCGAAGAAATAGAGGAAGAAAACTCTGATGACGAGCCAAACTCCGATACTTGAAATAATCCACATGAGGAAACAAAAGACTCCCCTCATGTTAGAGATGCCCGTACCCGAAAAGTCATTTCCCTACTTAGTGGGCAACCCTAAGAATGACAGCTCCAATCTCACTTGGGTAGAACAACCCTCTGCGAGAAATACTGTCCTCTCTTGGGGACGAGAATGCTCTCTCGAAGACATCATCGAAGAAATGAAGTCGATGATAATTAATCGAGGAAATTCTGAAAAGTGGGACGTAAATCATATATACATAAACACAGCCGAACAGAGAATGTCCTCTCTCGGCATTACTGAAACCCGACAAGTCGAAGATATGATCGTGCCTCAAGACCCGTCTTTACTCGGTTGTATCGTAGTCATCGGCACTAAGAAATACCCCCTCATACATAACCCATCACGAGGACTTGTAGTCCTCTCAAAACAATAGGAGATTATCCATATGGATAGATGGAAAGCTGGACCCGAAGTCCAAGACACCGTTAAAACTCTTATCGGTGAAGCACACCCTCATCTCGCAGATATTTGTGACGACATTATCTGCATCTTCAAAGAGAAGGCTTCTCGCAAAGGTGGACAACCCACACTCGGTAAGACTTCAAAAGCCCCTGCCCTCATTTCGCTTCTCGGTGAACGTGACTATCAGTTTGTTATCGAGCTTGCGGCTGACACTTGGAATGAACTTGATGAAGCTCAGAAAAAGGCTCTCCTCGACCATCAGCTCTGCTTCATCGGTGGCGAAGAAGACGAAAAGTCGGGGGAGATGAAATACCACATCACCTCTCCCGACATTTCTTATTTCTCAAGTGAAGTCGAACGCAACGGACATTGGCGACCCGACCTCTCTGAGAAGGAAGACGAGGAGTCTGCTGAGTCTGAAAACCTAAGCCTTGAGGACTTGTGAAATGGAAAGCAAGTACAAGTTCGTTGAAGAGGGGTCAGAAATCATCGTCACTCGAAGCGAAGTTGAGTTCCTTGTCTGCTCTCCCGAAATGTCCGAAGAACAGAGGGATAAGGCTGTCTTAGATTACCTGTCTGAGATCAACGCTCAAGTATATTCTGATACCTCTTTCAATGACTACCAACAGGCTACCTCACAGACAGCTAAGTACCCTCCATCTCAAGCTCTTGAGTACCTCTCTCTCGGCATCGCTTCCGAAGCAGGAGAAGTCGCAGGTAAAATGAAGAAATGGATTCGTGACGGGGACTCTAAGATGACTCGTGAGGAATGGGTTCAAGCCATGTCTTCAGAAATAGGTGATGTGCTTTGGTACGCCGCCCGTCTCGCAGATGAGCTAGGTCTAAGCCTCTCGGAAATAGCCGAAGAAAATATGTCTAAACTCTTAGATCGTAAGGCTAGAGGTGTCATCGGTGGGTCAGGCGACAACCGATGAACCCGAACACCACCCCGATTGTGGGTGGTGGAACGATTGTCATAACTGCACTTGTGGTGCTTTCGATCTCGTCATCTGTGACGGCTGTGGCAGACGCACTTTCAGAAATGAGTTCATAATCACAGAGGACAGCAACCTATGCGATGCTGTCCTCTGTGAGAAATGCCTCTCTCAAAAGGCTCTTAGCCGAACATCTTGATTGCGAGGTCGATCTCTCGATCACTCAAGCTGTCATTTCTGACTTCAACTGTCTCAGCCAAAATCTGACGAGCAGCCTTCAATGACGCTTCCTTCTTGCAATCACCAAATACCCTAGAAATGAACTCCGACTCGCCTGCATCTTTACCCCCACCTGTTAGCTCATAAGACTGAACCGTTACAGACTTCTTACCACGAGTCACAGCAACATACGCAAGCATACGCTCCTGCTCTGCCTTGAGCCTCTTCGCTTGCTCAGGATTATCATGGACGATAGGGTCAAAGTCCTCTTTATCTGAAGGGAACTTACCTGCAACCATAGGCACAGTAAGGTGAGTGACCTCAAGACCTTTCCAACCATGAATAGTATCAAGAGTTACTGCTTCAACGCCTTGGTCTTTGCTTTGCTTCATTGCAACCTGTGAAGAAATCTCCAAGTTTCTGAACTTCTCAAAGACACGTTCAAGACCCCCATCGTCAACTGCTTTTAAGAAGATGCTTCTTAGAGCAACTAAAGGAGCAAGAGCAAAGTCTACTGTCTTTAGCTCTTGGAGTTCTTCTTCTGAAGTAATCGTAGTAAGAGCATTCGCCATTTCATCAGCGTGGGTTTTTGACATACCCACGATCATGTCCTTTAGTGTACCACCAGGTCCTGCAAACTTACCCCCATCTTCAAAAGTCTTATTTCCTACAATGAGATCGAACAAAGAACTTGGGTCTTCGTGTCTTGCAACCAAAAGGTCGTCTACAAGAGAACAATAGCTATTAGTCTCTTCTATTTGAGTCTCACCAAATAGACCCTCAGAGTTTTCACACACCTCAAGGCAAGACCCGACAATCACTAGCTCTCTAGCATTTGTCTTATTCACGTCTTCCAAGTCTTCTAAGAAGAAGGATTCAAGTTGCTCCTTTGTGAGCCTCTTAAATTGTGCCTCAAGTTCTTCAAACTTTTTAGGGTTTTGAAGATGACTCTTAAATACCCTCTGCACATCACGACCAAGATCGAACTTTAAGTCTCTGTGTAGGTTCAAGAAAGCACCATAGAACGAGCCAATAAAGTCGCTTGCCCCAATAGTCGTAGAACCAATACCCAAAGCTCTCAGAATCTTCTTTGTAGTTGGGTGTTTAAATGGATTCACAGGGCAAGTAAAGTTAATGTCTTTCTCTAAAAGCGAAAGAGCATAAGGGACAAGCTCTGCATTAGTACGACAAGCAACCCCATAATCTGAGGCTTTATAAATGTCCTCACTTGTACCTCGCTTCACTCGATCAGCAAAAGCCCCTGCCGCATCATAAGGGCTTTGGTGATTTGTGTCTCTTGTAATAGAGTCAGAGCCGTTGTCCTGCTCTTGAAATACAGCCGTACAGACCATACCTAAAGAACCTTCTTCTTCAGAAATGAGCTTGTTTGCCGCATCTACAATAGCCTTGGTAGAACGGAAGTTGACACCAAGAGTCATTACGTCAAAAGCACCCTCATTCTGAGTTGCTTTGCTTGAGAACTCAGAGCTTTGAGCACCACGAAATCCGTAGATACTTTGGTTCTCGTCACCAATAAAGGTAATGCTTCTTCCATTGTCCATTACAGGGGCTTCAACAGGAACAGGGGGCTTATCCCCACCTCTCCCACCTGCTTCCATAGTGCCTGAAAGTAGACCAAAGAAAGCGTGTTGAACAGGGTTTAAGTCTTGAGCCTCGTCTACGATGATGTGCTTATACTGCTTCTGTAGCTGTTTTAGGTTCGTTTTACGAGAAAGCACCTTAACAGCTTCAATAAGCATATCGTCAAAATCGGTAAGACCTTCCTCTGTCAGAATATGAGCATACGCCCCATAGACTTTAGCTTTGAGAATGAAGCTCTCGTCAATGTCAGGTCTATTCACTCTGTTGTAAGCCTCAGTTGGAGAAACCATATTAGCTTTACATTTCGTGATAAAAAGCTGAGCTTCTTTAGGGTTAATCTTAACCTCTTCTTGACCCTCAACTTTGCTACCCCACCACATAGGTTTATCCACAGAAGCAGTCTTTTTCTGTTGGTAAAACGTATACTTGCCTGGATTTCCACCAAAAGCTCTATTAAGAACTTTATCACCTCTTTCGGTATCAAGCTCTCGGTTTACCAAACCTATTTCTGTCGAAGTTAAATCCTTGTCATTAAGCAGCTTCTCTCTAATAGAAAAGAGTTCATCAACAATGCCTACCTCTTCTGCTTTAAGAAAACCCTTGTCTCGTCTGTACTTTTCGACAGCAATCAAAAGATTTAAAACGCTGAGGTCATTTCTTTTTTGATTTTTTTGGATTGAGTCAATCTGATCGGCAAAAAGAGAAGTGCTTCTCACTTTAGACGAGTCGGGGGCTGTTTCTTTTACTAACGTAATCGCTCTTTTAATCAAACGGTCTAGTTCAAAGTCATCAGACACAAGAGTAGCGTCACCTGCTTGTGGGTGGAAACGATTCACTATTTCTTGAGCGATAGAGTGAGTCGTCCTACCAATCGCTGTGTGGCTCATCTGAGGAATCCTAGACCCTACAGCGTCTTTCACCTTTTCAGCTAAATCTTGAGCTGATTTCCTAGAGAAAGAAACAGCCATGATGTTGTAAGGAGTGACATCATCATTTTTACTTAAGAGGTGAGCAACTTTACCTGAGAGTACACGAGTCTTTCCTGAACCTGCACCCGCAGAAATAAGAGTCATACCTGTCTTTGAGCCAAGCATCGCATCTTCTTGATCTTTCGTAAGACCTAGCTCGACAGCTACTTCAGTCTTCAATTCCCCACCACGAATAAGAACGTCAGCGTCAGAAAGAATCGTAATGACCTCTTTTAAAGAAGCGTCAAGATCAGACTCATCTATAAGTTTCTGTTGCTGAATCGCCTTTTCTGAGTCAGTTAGAGCTTCGTTATCTTTAATCTCTTTGAGTTGTTCGGCAAGGCTCTTAGTTTCTGTTGCTTTCGCAACCTTTGCTGTGTTTGGGCTATACTCGTCAAGAGCCTTCTGTATAGCTGTTTTAAGAAGACGAGCATGAGTGCCTCTAATAGAGCAACCAGCTAGGCTGGTGAGGTTGCCTTTAGCGTCAACGAGACTTTTGAAGGGAGCTTTAAGTTTTGTTTCGAGAATATCTCTAGCTTCTCTAATGTCTGTAGAAGTAGCAAGCTCACAGAAAAGAACAGCAACAACCGAAGCAATTGTTATTTCCCTTGTGCTATTAAGAATACCTCTAACAGTACGCAGTTTAGCTCTGATGAGTTTTTGTTTTTGTTTATTAAGGGTCGTGAAGAACATTTCCCCTAAGCTCTCAAAAGCAGCTTCACGCCTCTCTAGCTTGATGATCGCCTCTTTTAAGTCATTAAGAATTCTAACTAGGTCTTTAGCTCCTGTCATTTTCGCTTCTTCGATTAAAGCGTTATATACCAAGAGTGCCTTAAAAAGCACTAAGGCTTCTGTTTGGTCTTCTACAGAATAATGTTTAGCAGGTCTTCCTTTAGTGAGCCAAATCTCAGCTTGTTTTGTGGTTATTCCTGCAAGCTCTACTACCTCATCAACATTTTGATTATCCCACAATAATCTAGGAGACATATTATCATCTAAGCCGTCTAAGACTTTATCGTGGATTTCTAACCACTGTTTACTTGCTTCTTTTTTAATACTCATTTCTATTACCTCATTCTGATGTGGAGATAGGTGCTAATGTCTTTAAGCTGATCTTTGGTCAACTCCACACCTCTGTAGGGGTTCATGTGAAAAGAATATTGAATACGATCACCTGTACGATAATCCGTTTCCATTTCTGAAGAAATCCAATCAGAGTGTCTGCTCCCGTTTACTTCAGGGTGAGAGCTACTCCATTCTAACCAAGTAGCGAGAGGGTGTACTTCACGATCAATAAACTCAAGAAGCTCCTCAAACGAGTCGATCTTTTCTTCTGCGACAAGCTCAGATTGAGCTTCAGGGGCATAGTCCTCATACTCGTCTTCGGGAGCAGGATATGTCTCTTGGTAGACAACAGCATGGAACATAGGTTTGCCTGCTGATTTCTCAAGACGGGCAACTCTGATTTGTAAGTCTCTAAGGACTTCGCTTGCTAATCGTTTCATTTCTTACGCTCCTAACGCTTCTCGAACATCATCAAAAGTGAGTGGGTTATTTCCGTCCCAACGAAGAGGGTTATCCCAATTAAAGCCGATGTCAAAGCT